TGTAGGTGTTGTTTCCACCGACGAGGCTTCCAGAAGATGTCTCGGGATTGGCATTGGTTACAGCCTTCCCAGACAGCTTCATGAATAGGGCCGCCCCGATACCGCTGGTTGCGGACGGGTAGGATTCTTGAACGTCTGCCATGATAAACCTTTCTAAGCAGTTTGCTCAAGATAAGCAACTGCTTGTTTTAACTTTTGAAGGTCATCATTGAGGTGACCTAAGCCTTTATTGCACCCTTGGTGCAAAAATCCTCGTAATTTGCCAGTTAAGTGACAGTGGTCTAGTGTTGCACCGTCCTGAGAATTGCCTTCACGAATCATCGGTATTCCACAGAGAGCGCACTTGCCTTCCTGTGAATTCCACATGTCGAGCGCTTGGTTAGGATAAGATACTTGCGCCGAAATTCCATCTTCCGTACGGCTACGAGTACCAACCCAACACATATATTGATCTCGAATTGTCCACTTCTCATGTCTATGGTGCTGTACCTTGATAGGCACTTTCCCACAAACATTGCAATCAGCAATCAATGCTGTAGCATCTACATTGCTCAAAATATGTCGAGCCTGCAAATGTCTAACGATGTTCATTTTCTTACAAGCTTCTCGCACGGCAGATAATGCTTTTTCAGACGTTATGGGTTTTCCCCTACGTTCAAAATTTCGCTGGCGCAATGCTTCAATCTCTTCTACGGAATGAGACCCTATCGGACGCCCTTTGCCGTACTTGTTGCCCTGCAAAGAACAGTTCTTACATTGCGTAGAAGTGCCGTCCGTGAGTGAAGCCCCTTTTACATCTTTGACGAGACCACATTCGCAACGACATGACCAGAAAATAAATCCGTACTTGTTCTCAGCACGCTGTAACACAGACCACTTACCAAACTGCTTACCTGACAAATCAACAAATTGTCGTGACATGTTACCCTACCTTTCAAGAATAGAGTAACATATCACTGACTCGTTGTCAATCCCTAATTTCCTTTTGTTTTCAAAGAATTAGGATATCGCCGAGGCGGCGTCTATCTGGCGCTGACGTATAGTGGTGTCTGGGCCGAGCGACGTGGTGAAGTGCACACGATATGAAGTCCATCCGGGGATGAGACCTTCAGGATCGGCAACAGTCGGCTCAACGTTCTGCTTGATGTTGCACTTGATGTTCTGCCATTCGCCATCAGCGAAGCCCGTGTCGCCCTGTGCTCCGAGGTTGATGGAGAAGATACCATCGCGCCCGAAGATGTAGGTGCGGAGAGCAGTCAAACCAGCGACGCCGCTATAGGTCGGAGTCGTAGTGACTTGGTTGGTCTGGAAGAAATGCACGCCAGAAGCGGGCAACTCAATGACCTCAGTCAGGTCAACACTGATAAGCTCTTCCATGCGGGACAGGCCCACAGGGGTGTGCTTCAACATGTCGAGCGGCGAATCGTTGCTGTTATCAGCCAACACATCGCCCAAAGCGAACGGGTGGATTACACCGATGAACGCTTTGCTGGCTTCGTCCATGGGCCGAACCGAACGCCCTGCCAGAGACTGGACAGAGTTACGGATTTGGCTCAGAGACAGTGCGGTGAAGCTGGAGGTGCTGGTAGCACCCAGTTCCACAAGCACGCTGGAGTCGATTGCGCTGGACGCATCAGCGGTCGCACGGACAAGAGCGCTCAAAGACTCGCCCAGCCGATACGACATTTCCTTCGCCACGTTCTCGACGGTGTTGTCAATCGCGGTAGCGAGAGACAGCGAAGAGAAGTTGGCGTAATCTACTTTTGTTTAGGATTTAAGGATGGGACAATCGGGCATGTGCTCGATACTTCCTTCGATGCCGCCACCACACATTGTGCAGTTGCCAAAAACATCAAAGGTTCCTTCCACCTGTGTCACCACAGGCTCACTCTGCAAGTCGCCTTGCAGGTCGGACTCTATCTTAACGCCCAAAACATCGAGCGTTCCTGACATATTAGTCTCTACGGATTTCCCACTATTGAGAGCCATACAAGCCTTATGAAGTTCGGCCCGACGCGGAGGATTTTCTTTTCCCCGCATGCGAACCCATTCAAGGGCTATCAATGCCTGCTCTCTTTTTATGATGTGATAAGGAAGGGTTCCGAGAAGAACGATTTCGATCTTCGCGTAGCCGCCAGTCACAAACCATTCAAAACAGGTTTGTACTCCCAGCTTGCCCTTCTGCTTCGGTCTAAATTCTCCCCCAAAGTATCGAACTAGCCAGCGCATCAATTTCATTGATGTGTTTGCTACTGAAACTTTAAGGTCGTATCCGAAGTAATCCTTGCCTGTGCTCGTCTTCAAAACCGTTCGGGATATACCGATACAGCCTTCGGCATCAATCGCCATTGCCAAACGAGCCCATTTGGTCTTATCATTAGTCATAATCTTGGGTCTTTCCTCGGTATTTTCTGTTGATAGTCTAACAGATGTTCACCGATATAGTCAAGTTTTGATTACCGAGAACGCCAATTACGCGGTTGCGTAGAAAGCTTTCGCTTTAGCGTACTCACCAATGACAGCAGTGGTGTTCAGAACGCTGACAGGGATGGAAGTTCCCACTGTACCTTCAGTCGTGGTCGAAACGTTCGCGGCCAGAGGAACGTACATGAACATTTCTACTTTTGTTTATGGGTTTAAGGCAGGTTTGTCAGAAGAATGTTACAAACTTCTTACAACGCCCCCGACTTCACAGTCGGGTCGCTCTGCACGTCGCCGTGCAGGTCAGACTCTATCATCACTTCCAAACTGTTGAATCGTTCAAACACCGTCCGTCATACTGATGATGGTGTCGGCTATCGCCGCAGTTCTCACAAGTGTCTTGCGTATTAGTCGTTAGAGATACCCCACGAGAATTAAGTTCTTTCAAACAATCATGTAAGAACTTACGCTGTTCACCTGCCGCAGTTTCTGGCAGTCGCACAAACGCAAGCAGATACTTTGCTTGCTCTCGTTTCACAACTAGGTAAGGGAGCGTTGCCAGTAACAGGACTTCAATATCCCGTTTCTTAAGCACTCGCCACATGTAGGCTTCTTTCGTCTTCTCTGTCGCTTTCTTTGACAAATAAACGCTTCCACCGAACTTGTCATGCAACCAATCAATCAACGCTCGACTCGTGTTCTGTACGACCACGATTGAGTTGTAGTTGACGCAAGTCTCTTTTTGACCTGCTCCGATTGTGATGCAACCTTCACCATCTAAAATGCCTGCGAGGTAACCATACTTCGCTTTATCTGACATTGTGCCTCCTTTCGGATATTACGTAGGCTTGGGGTCTTTCCTCGGTATTGTCTGTTGATAGTCTAACAGGGTTCCACCGATTTAGCAAGATTTATTTTTACAACCAGTACAAAATGTTGCCGTTATGCAGCGGCAGCGAAGGCTTTCGCCTTATACTGGTTACCTGACTTCGGAGGCAGGTCGAGACGTTCGGAACATGCGACAAATGGCGTCTGCGCCTTCAAGTTCTCGCGGAACTTTTTGTCGTAATACTTTACAGTCGATTGCGGGAGGTTCGACTGATTGTTAATTGCTGGAGAGTATCCAGTCATAGGAACAACCTTTCTTGCTTACCGACATCCTCCCAGAGCGGTTCGCACACATACTACCTATAGCGAAGATTGCGACGTGCCTCAATGATTTCGACGTTCTTTTCGAAGCCCGTTCCGGCCTTCCCTTGACGGCGAAGTCGGCGGTCTTCTTCGATAAACTTTCGATAATCGTCGGCGGGCATTATGTCCAATGCTTGCTCGTCGGTATACGTACGTGCTGGTGCCACTATCTTTCCTTTGCTATCTGTCTTGGCGGGAACCGTGTGACGGATTAACGCGCCTTGTGGGATAGCAATAGGCTCAATTACCTCATTCGTAGAATCTACGTTTGAGAGCCCCGTAGCAATCGGAGCAGTGGTACGCTTTGTTTGCGGTGCTGGCACTTCGCTAATCCGAGCGGGTGTCACCACTGGTGCCTGCGGTTTCGGCACCGTCTTTTCCTCACGCACTATAGGAGCCTCTACCACCAATGCGGGTGGCGCGGGCTGCTGTACTTCAGTCTTTTCAGGGCGTCCGAACAGCGCGCCATTTTCACGGAACGTGTTATACGCCAATTCGAAATTCTGTCTGTTGGTCGGGTCGAGCTTTTTCGAGATAATGTAGCGCACTAACGCGCTATTATTTGCCTCGACGTTCAGATACTCAGGATGCGACATGCGGAATGCCCGAGCAGCGGATTCTACCTTTAGGTTAAGAATCTCTTCCTGCTGCTGATTCAGCATCGCGTTTCGTTTTGACTCGGCCAATCTCGCTTTTGCGGAAGCTGCTTTTTCGGGATCAACAAGCGCTTGCCGAAGTGCGGCTTCTTCATCAGGACTTACCGTTTCGAACCATTCCATATCAGGCATCGGCGTTCCGCCTTCGGCGACTTTAGTGTCAGAGACCAGTCCTTCGGAGCGTCTTCGGCGAAGTTCAAGCGTCGCAGAAGTGTGTGCGGCGGTCAACTTGTCACGAAGCTCTTCAAGCGTCTTATATTTGAAAACTTGTTTCCCACCGACAGGAATGCCATCAAGTGTTGGCTGATATTCCCATGTCAGTTCTTCGCTCGCGGGCGGGACAACGGCTGCTGCGGCGACGGGTGCGGGCGCAATCGGCGCGACGGGCGCGACGGGCGCGACGGGCGACTCAGGTGGCTCGATTGCCGCAACTGGTACCACTGGCACGACTGCGGGCGGCTCCTCATCGAACGCAGGGTCGAACGAGCCTAATACTTCAGGTGCCACGGCTGCGCGCGGAATACCTTCCTGTCTATCACGCACTGAGCGCGGCGGTGCCGCTTCTAGTTGCGGTGCGGCTCCACGTTGCGCGGACGACTCTTCGAAAGAATTTACCTTATCTCTGAACTCAGCGCTCTTAAAATTCTCGCGATATACCTCGCTCGGCATGCGTTCAACATCTGCTGGTGTTAGATTTTCAAAAGCCATTTAATTACCCGCCTCCTCGCGGCTATCCTCTTCGACGTAATTCACGTCGCCCAAAAGATTGGGCAATTCCTCGACTATTGTCGATAAGTCATCTAACGGAATCGTCGGAGAATCAGGCGACGATGCCTTCTGTATCTCGCGCTGCATGTTGACTTCACCTTCGATGCGCGCGATAAATTTGGCAGCTACGACACTGGCTGCACGAGATAGTGCATGCTTTGCCAAAACGTCTGCCGGATTTGCTTGGTCTGCGTTATCAAGATCAACGCGAAATTGTGCGACGATGAAAATCAGAATCTGCCTGATTACTGGATAACCATTGCTGGTGACAAGCATCGCCAAATCTGAACGTTGTATTGTTGTCAGTTCGGTGTCGGGGTCAGTGAACGACGACATCGGCTGCTTCGGTTGCTTTCTGGCCATGCTCTCCTCCCAGAGATACAAATGGGTCAGACCTTCGCATCATGCGGGTGCGAAGGTGAGTAGGCAGCGACGCCTACTCCTGACCCTCCATTTATTCGACTGTGCCAGTCTCGGCACTGCCTTCAAGCCCTGTCGAGCTCGGCTCGCCTTGAACTGCTTCGCTCATGGCTGAGTTACGGAACGACTCGCGAATGATGTCTCGATTTACGCGGGCTTGATTGTCTTGGTCTGCTTGAGCGCTCTTCAATTGCGCCTTTTGTGTATTGAGCGCTTGCTGTGCTTGCAGCTTACTGTTGGACTGTGCTTGTGCCGACTTCGCTTGCTGTCGCGCCTTCATTGCGGGCGTCAACGGCTTGATGATGTCGTTGCGATTTTTCCACTCGCTGGCTTCCATCCACATATTGAGGATCGGCTTGAAGTCGATGTATTCCTCGTTGATTTCGGCAAGGTTCTGCTGAATCTGAGGATTCTCAAATATCTGAGTGATGAGCGTCAAGGACTGAGCCATGATGCGCTTCGCAGAGAGACTTGCTCCTGCGAGCACTTCAAACTCCATCCGTGCTTCATGGTAACGCTCTAAGTTGAGTGAGTACGCTTTGCCCAACTCTTCACCGCAAATGAACTTCAGTTCCGCGTCCGAGATGTACTCGAATACCAAGTCATCAAGAATGTAGAGGAACGGTGAGAACACTTGCTCGATAAAGTTGTCGAGCGGACCATCTAGTCGAGTAGCACTTGCGGCACCTAGTTGCGTGGCTCCTGTAGCGGTGCGACCCATAGACGAACGTGGACCTGCACTGCTGCCTTGCACTAACTGCGCATCTGCTCCTGAACTCGACTCGGTGGCTTTCTCCGACTCACTTAATGCAGCCCAAACTTCTGTCGGTACTTTTGGCTGTTCGAGGATGCCGTACGCATCGCCGACTGGCCGACCTTCCTTAACGTCAACTGTGAGAATTCTGCCGATACCTGTTCGAATCATTTGCGTCGGCGTGTTTGAATCGCGTCTGCGCAGATAAATCGGATTTACACCAAACGACAAAATCTTCAGAATTGCGTTTATCGAGCCTTGGTCAACACGTTGGTTCTGCCCAACGATTAACCCGAGACCCATTCCGAAGAATGCCTTCGGACGGTTCCACCAATTGGCGGACAAGAAAGGAATTTGTTTGAACGGGTTCTTGCCGACGAACAATGTATGCGCGCGGTCAAGAATCAAAATCTTTCTTCCCTTATCCCAGTATTCCAGAACTTCCATCTTTTTACGGAGTAGGTCTGGCGTTACGTTCTGAGAATCAGGTAATGAGTGGTGCACAATCTCAGTGACGTGCGTAGAAGAATCAGACATCAATTCAACTGCGCCCTGTTCAACGGGCGGCATCCACATCTGTTTCAGCGCTGCATCGCTACCGTTACCCGGCCATGCCCAACCTTCGCGGGCGGGATCATCTTCAGCCAGTGAATCGATGGCGTTCTTCATCGCGAGCAGTTCGTAATAGTCCAAATTGCGGATGTCGATACCCCAGCGCGCGCAGCGCGCATCACCGACACGCGTATTCGGGTCGATGAATACTTGTTCGAGCGGTCGCCACTCAAAGAATGGGCGCGGAACAATACGCTCTTCGCGCTTGATGTTCGGGCGCTCGAATGTCGGAACTTCGGGATTGTCGCCGTCTTTGTACGTAGTTGGACGACGCGTCTTTACTTCAATCTTCTCGTAACGGATGCCCCACTTCCAAACGCCAGTACCGAGGTGAGCCATTTGCTCAAGTCCCCATTTGGTTTCGCGTTTGAAATTGCATGCGTTCAACAGATACGAAAACACTGCTGTTTTTGCATCGACTGCTGCTTGCTCCGTGCCGGGATAAGGCCGCAGCAACATCGGCGGGTCATCGTAAAATAATCCCTTATACAGTTGGGGCACGATTGCATTTACAACTTTCGCTACCGTGAATCGTTGAACATTCGGTTCCAGAATGTACGTGTTCTCATACACGGACATCGGGCGAGGCGATTGATACAACAAATCGGCGTCGCGCCAAAGCAGGTTCCATTGCTTATTCGAAATGAATGCTTCTGCTGCGGAGGCACAGCCTACAACTAGCGCAAGATTCGCGTCCAGCGTCTTCAGTTCGCCGTTCGCCTTATAATCCTGCTCATTGAGCGGGCGATGCGGGTTACCGTCAGGTATCAGTAATGCCACGGGAATCCCTTCAGAACAAATCCGACAATGGATCGCTATTTGCGTCCTCAGTTGGCATCTGTTCGGCTGCCTGCCCTAAATCAAACTGTGTCCGAGGATTGTCGTCTGCTGCGAATGCGGCGTTTGTTTCAGCATAACGACCGAGACCGTAAATGAGTTGGTACATCTCGAAACTTTGCGCATCGGCTACAGATTGGGTTTCGAGAAGATTGACTTTCGAAGCGCTCTCCGCGTACGGTGCAAAAATCTCTACGAGCAATGACATTGCTGACACGATGTCGTCATGTTTGTCATCGGTAGTGCCTGTGAACTGCGACATCTCGGTATAAATCTCTTCGAGACCTTCGCAAGAGTTCATGAAGTATATTCGCTCGTCACCAAGTAGCCGTGCAACGGGCTTAGCCTTCGAAGCTTTCGAGTGTGCCTTATTGCCTTGACCTAAACTTACGGGACGAATAGGAATACTGATTTTCAGTTTTTCCATTTCGTTGCGAATCTCACGGAGCACAAATCGTGTGCCCATGATGTCTTCGATCACCATCTGCTTCGGTTTCCACGTATTGCCTGTGGCCGCAATCACTGCGGGTAGCTCGTACTCATTAAAACGCCCCCGAACCATGTTGAGGATGTAGAATTTTCCGCCGTAGATCAGTGCCGTTATGATGACGGTGTAGTCTGCCCAATTCGCTAGAGAATAGGCCGAATCGATGGCTGTCACGATGATGCCTTGGTGAGGAATCAATCTGTGCGACAGCGTGCGGCGAATCAACAATTCGCGAGGAAACTTGATTTTGTTAATTTGCCGAGGGTCGTTCAGGTACTTAATTGCAAATACTTCGGGCTCCTTCTGCGACGACGCCTTCATTTTTTCAAAGGTCAGTTGCGTCGGGAACCACATTATACAATCAATTGGCTTCCACTCAGCTTCAACCTTGCCTGATGCAATGGTTGCTTCGGTGGGCCACCAAACTGCGCGCCGATAAATCTTCATCTCGCGATTCGGCTCGCCTGCTTGGAATAATTTATCGTCCCAAGCAATTTGCACGCCGTAATAATCGCGCTCGTCGTACCATGTGCCGATGAAGTCTGTAAATCCAAAAGAATGTATCAGTGCTTTGTCAACACCGATGCGATAGTTGACATCCTCCATGCGGGTCACGGTAAGACTGTTCTCTTCCGTAATCGCGTCGTCAAATTTGCCAACGCAAAAGTGAGAGCCCGCCAGAGTCTGTTCAATACCTGTTGCTCTAATGGTTGGCTCTTTGTCACCTGCTACGCAAGCAGGTGTTTGAAACTCAGTGCACTTTCCCTCATCAGGCTTGACGCAGTGTTCAGGGAATAGAACTTGAAACATAGAAGTGGTCAACTTCCCTGTCAGCTTATTTTTTATCAAGCGCGGGCGATGCTTTTGGTATGACCCGCCCTTTTCAAAATTCTCGTCGAGCGTGAAGTGCGCCTTTATTTCTCCGACGAAATCTTCCGCCAAGTCCAATTTACCTGTCAGAACAGCAATAGTAATTTCAGGGAAACATGTCACCCATTGAACGCAATCCGCCATGTTTATGGACGATTTGAATCCGCCTCGGGGGACGAGGAGCAATCGCTCCTTCAGCATCTTCTTTATGTCGCAGTCAAGCGCAAATGCCTCGAATGTGGCAAAGTTCGCAGGGTCTTTCTGAACGAAAAACTCATTGCAGATTTCTTCGTGAGTATTGTGCGTCTCCCAGATTTTTGTCTGTGGATTCAGCCACTGATGTTCGGTTGCCGTGACTTTGGAGTAACCAAGCAATCGACACAGAAAGAAAAGGTTCGTCTGACACATGAACCGCAGACAGGCTACCAAGTTTTGAAGAGTTTTGTACTCCTCGGTGCCTTCGGGCGGCAATCTATCGGCGGTCTTTGTCGAAATAAAAAGCGCGGTATCCAAACCCTTATACGAGCCCATGTATTGATACCATGAGTTCAGGGCATTCTTCTGCTGCTGCGGGGTGATGTGTAGGAAACTCTTCAACGCGAGCGCGCTGAATTCTTCCTCAGACATGCCCTTGTGCTGATAATTCTTGTGTTCAAAAGCTTCGTCGTACTCTTTGAACAGTTGACTGAGTTCCATACTTCCTCCCCGAAGTACGGCTTAGGATTTCTTGGAGCCGTGTTTCCAATGCGACATTGCGACTGCGAGCCTGCCCATGGCTGCCACATGCGGATTCTTCGAATGCGCGGCGGCAATCTTTTTCGACATCGGGATTGTCTTGCTCTTCGAAATCCCGAGATGAGAATGCAGTGCGCCCTTATGAATTTTGGACATTGCGCGATGGAAGTGAGCTTTCTCTTTTGGACTATAGGCCATTGTGATTCTCCTTTACTGACCGGGCATTGGTGCGGGTGCTGGAGCGCCTGCTGGTGCGGACGGCATCGCTGTCATCGGTGCTGCGGCTGCTGCGCCCGCTGCGGGAGCGGCTTCGCCATCATTCGGGGAGCCAGCGTGGTCTTCCATGTGCTGGTGCAGTTCAGCCATATCGTTCGAAACGTGTGTCTCGTCCGGGTGGTGCTCGGGGTGATGATGCTCGTGGGTATGGATGAACTTCCCATCGTGCGACTTGTGCGTGATGATGCGCTTGATTTCTTTCTTAGGCTTTTTGTCTTCGCCTTCGCTCAAGCCAGCCATCATGTGGTCTTTCATGTTCTTCATATTTTTTTCCTTTGGGATTACGGCTTCGCCTTTATGCAACAGGGCTGGACCAGTTTCTTTGACGTACTCCGTACCGTGCTTATAAGAAAGCATTGCGCCGAGTGGTTTAGCCATGCCTCCCAACTCATCCGCTGAGAGACGCTTTTCGCCGGGTAGCGCGCCAAAGCGAGCCTTTGGATTGACACGGTCTATAGGTGCACTGACGTGGCGTGTCTCAGGAGTACCTTCCAGTGTCTGCGGATTTGTCGGCTCCTCAAGATTTATTTTCTTCTGTCCGAGTTCTCCGATAGTGCCGCCCGATGTAGGGTCTCCGAGTTTTACAGCAGGTTTCGCGACATCACCTATTGGCATTGCCATAAAAATTTTCCTTTAACATTCCCCAGTGTGCGCGCGCAAAAGAGCGCATACCGCTAGCGGGGTCATACTTCGGATAAAGCGACTTGAAGACTCTTTCCGATGTCACAAAATTGCTGGGCAATTCGCCCACGGTTCGAAGGAACATCATCGCCATTGTTGGACCGCGACTGTGTCCTGAATTGCAGTGGACAAGAACCTTATCCCCTGCCATGATGTGCTTGTAAATGAATTTCAGTCCGGGGAAGATGGCGGCTTCTTGAATGTAGTTCGGGTCATCCAAGTCCACGAGATTGAGAGCCATTCTTTTGCCGCGAGTGACAAAGTAGTAGTCCTTTCCCTTTGGAGCGCCTAACGAATGATATTGCAAAATGCTTCGATGCCCTACAGGCCCATCTTTTGCAGCAACTAAAATGGCGTAATCGCGCTTCTGCGCCTCGGCGTCGTCCTTATCGTCTCCCACAAACAATATAGGCTTTCCAGAGTCATCATCAAGTACGCTCCGCATCCTTCCTCCCGAAGCTGAACTCATAGGCTCGTTTAAGCCAAGTCAAGAACTCATCTTTCGTCTTGTTGTGTTTGGCATAGTTGCAAATCTTGCAGCACGGGACACAATTTACCAACACGTATCCCTGATTGCTATCTACACGGTCGATACCGTTATATAGCAATTTTTCGTACGATGTCGTCGAAACTTGCGAAGGAACAATGCCACAATAAGAACAATTACTCGTCACTAATGTATGAAACTCTTCGGGCGTAAGAGTGAACTCTCGGGCTGCTTGCTTCGCCTCATTTCTGTACTGAGAAAGAAGCACATTAGTGGCAACTCCTACCACTCGGCTATTCACTTCAAAACATTGTCTACAACTCTTTTGACCGTTACGAAGTGCTTGACTGGCAGCACTGAAAATGTTGCCGCATGCGCATCTGCATTCCCAATAGGCTTGCGTATTAGTGCCATGACAAGGATTCGGTGCGCGCCGAATAACTTCGATATTTCCCTCGGCAAAAAATTTTCCTGACAAATCAATAAAGTGTGAACTCATGTATTCTCCTTAGAAAAGAATTGGAGGGTGTTCTAAGCACCCTCCGTCTGCGGATAGCAAATCCACAGAGATTAAAATTTGTGCCTTCAGCGGAAGCAGGGACTCAGGACTCACCTGCTTCCGCACTACGCGGAGCAGGCTAGCTGAAGCTCCGCACACTACATGTCTGTAAGAACGAGAGACGGTTTTGCGACGGCTGGTGCGGCGGGTGCCGCAGGCTTCTCGCCCGCTGCTGCC